GAGTTGTGCCATAAGCTCCTGACGGCTATCATCTACGAGTGTTACACGCTCCATATGTTCTCCCCCCTTTCTTCGATAGTCGTGACGGTATCACGCGTATACATATCACGTAACCGGAAGTTTGTGCCGTTCACGCGTATGTTCTGTGATGCGGGACTAAACAGGTTTATCCTGTTCATTTCCCTCTCTAAGTCTGGCGTGCTAAGACACCAAAAGTCACTTGCTGAATGAGTACCCGTACACACCTTACCATTGCTGAACGAGTGAAACGTCTGTTGTAACGGTGTGTAGAGCTTATTCGTACGTGCACAATAGCCCACAAGCATAGGTACGCTAAAGGAAGGCTTGATATTCGCGATTATCGTGCCTGTCGGCATAGTACGTATGTGAGCGCTGTCATACACATGCGTGAAGTACTCACGTGTTCCTTGTACCTGACAGGGTGAATACGTGATAACACGTAGTTCTAGCAAATTACCACGGTGTTCCATAACGGGTTTACCGAACAAGTTCGTGGGTATGGTGATAGACCCACGCCCGTCAAACTTACGGATATGTTCTATCTGTTTCTTCCAGTCAAGCTCTGCTTCCGCGACGAACCCGTCATTCATCTGCGATATATGTTGCGCGTGACGCTGTTCGTAGAGCTCTTTTAACTCCGCGTTGATGTCTATGTTCTGCGATTCGATACGCTTTATTGCGTAATACGTGTCACCGATACGCAGAATATCGGTGTTCACTTCATAATCTTTCTTCATACGCACCCCTTTGTTAGTGTATGGGTGAGTGTGTTGCCACACCCACCCACACGATGTTATTACTTACACTCTGCGAGTGCGTGAGCGTGCTGATTCAGCACAAACCACGTGTCTATACCGGCTTGATCCAGCGCGGCGGACACACGTAACTTGTCCAAGTCAACCTGCTCAGGTAAGTCTTCCAACTTACCCATAATGGCACCGTCATAGTACACCTTGAAGCTGTTACCGATACCTTGCTCTTCGGCTTGACGTGCTATCCAAGCCCCTGCCTCGTTACGCGAGACTGTGTTGGTGTTTAGTGAACTCGTGTCAAACGTGTTCATTGTGTCACCCCTTTCTTGTTGTGTGTTAACACACGTGTCAGAACCCTTTGTCCTGACTACATTTACTTCATCTAGCCTGAACTTCCTATCACACTCGTGACAGAAGTACTGCGTGCCACAGCTATCTAGCTCAAGCACGAAGTGTCCACATTCATAATCATAATCATTCATACTCACACCTCCTTCGCACGTGATTTATATTATCTATCTATCTCCCTGCGTATAATAAAAAAGCCACACACCAGTATGAATACTAGCGTGTGGCTTATCAATTCACCTTTACACGTACTCAACATCTTCGATATGAGCCTTAAGCCCATAAGACTCTGCTAACGTGTTTAACTCGTGTCCTAGCGTGTCCAGTATGCTATCGACGGACACGTTTTCTTTCTGTGCATCACTCACAAGGTCACCGCTCATATGCACAATAATACGTTCCACACATATCACCCCCTTATCATGTTAGAAAACTTAAACGTGCCAGTGTATTGCTTCACGACACGACGCTCTATGCACGTGCTACGCAAGTGATAAGCGTGATCACGTGTGAATCTTACCGCTTCACGCATTTCATTAAACGTGACTTCGTGATAGTCTTCAATGTCGTCATAGTGTGTCGTATAACGTACCACGACAAGCGACTTAAACATCATTACACCCCCAGTACGCGTTCAAATAGTTCTACAAGTTTCAGTTTCCGGTAGCACGTTCGACACACCACACGTGCTTTATACGCACTAACGCCGTGCTTGATTTTCCTACACACGTCACATCCGTGTTTAATTTTCATAAGATAATCTCCTATAAAAGATACACGTAGGGCATCTTTCGATACCCTACGTGTGTTTAATGATTAGGCGGCGGTCACGAACACTGTGAGTGCCATTCTCATACCCAGTAACGGCTCATTTACTACGCGTGTTACATTACCGTCTTTGTCCTTGTACTCTACGTCGCCCGTTATACTGCCACGTGGGAACGTCAGTACGGCATACGCTTCCTTGCCCGACTTTGTGACGACGCCCTTGTCAAGCAGTTCTTCTAGTTTCTGTACTATACCCGCGTCTAATTGCGATATGTCGAAGATTGCCTGAGAGCCGACGTCAGCATCTTCGCGTGGGTACGTGTAATTGTTGACCTTTGCCACTTGTTTGGTAGCCACCTTAGGCATACCCGTCATCTGTGAAAGTTTCATCTGAAACCCCTTTCGTTCTATACGTTTATCTCGCACGTATTTAGCGATTGCTGGATTTTTCCCAGCCCAAACATCATGCCACAAACGAAATTTTTTGTCAAGCCAGCGTCGGGCGACCGCTGGAACAAAGCAAACCGATGCCTGGGACAGCAGCGGACAGTAGTGGACAAACCAGGACAACCTAGGACAACCTAGGACAACCTAGGACAGCAAAAAAAAAAAATACGTGTGAGATTTATTACGTAAAACGTGACACGTGTGAGTAATTTCCCCGAAATTCGAAAACCTGTAATAAATAATAAAAACAAAAAACAAAAACAAAAAACTTTTTATAGGTCTTTTTTTTTTTTTTTCTCTCTCTAGAGATTTCGCGTAAGATGGTGCGCGCGCGCGGGTTACGTGACACGTGCCACACCCCCCACCTGTTCGAACGCTTAAACCGTGACCCGTAGCGTTGTCTCACCAAAAGGCACGTTTCACGCTGTTTTTTCTGCTAAATCCATATCACATAACACGTTACACGAAAAACAGAGCTTTTTATGTCCATAGCCCTGGCCTCGTCAAGGAGTCCCAAAAATATACATATATAGTTTTTATGTTGACATTTATAGCCATATTTTCTCACTTCTAGACTATAAATAGCTTGACACGGACCACTTTTTATGCTATATTTATTAAAAAAGGAGGTTTACCATGGCTCTAAAACACAAGGTGTACTTCTCTGACGCAATCTGGGACAAGGTGACACAGATGCTTAAGGATAGGCTGGAGGATAAACCACAGCAATTAATCCAGAATTGGGTGATTTATTGCATAAATAACAACATTGATCCTACCGCACAGGTTCAAGCTGTACCCACAGCTAGAGACAGAAAAAAAATAACTAATACTAAACCTAGGAAAGAAAAAGTATATAGAAAGATATTCTATATAAATAATGATGCTGTGTGTTGTGTTTACGAGAAGGCTGATCGCGATTTATTTTTTGATTTGGTCAGGGTGCGGCTGCTGGCAGGCATCCGGACAAGCGCTGTTGACATAATGCAGGATAACCTCAGATGTGTCCTCCTAGAAGAAGATGAGGAGCCGGCATACGAAGGAGACGATCTGCGCGCGATACTGGAAGAGATAGACCGGATCGTCCACCAGTTCAAAACAGAGCCCTTCAGCATGCAGTCACGGCCCGCTCTGAAGTCCTACTGTGAGCCGTATGACTTGCCTATATTAGGAGAAGACGTAATAAAATAGAGATTTTCCTTGACTTTTAGACATATTTATGCGCATAATATGATATGTCTAACCCTATGCGTGACAGGTATGTACAGTATAGGACAAACCCGGACAACGATGACAAAACTGATTCTTATTTCTGCTCGTCGAATGGCTATGCCCTAGAAGACCTTAAGACGCTCTTAAGAGACGATACGGTTATACTCAAAGACATACTTCACGCACGCCGTAACAGTTACTCGGGTCAGATGTTAAAAATAGATGATGCGATGTTCAGAGCCGCCATGAGTGGAGACACGAAGGCGGCTGATCTTTTATATAGGCGCTTCGACGGGTGGAATCCGAAGATTGTCGAGGAGAATAACCACTTCTATAACTTCACGGATATCATCAAACGTGCCGCTAAGCGTAGTAGACCTAGCGGTTCTGTAACCAAAAGGGCGATCCCTGATGGATCAGATTAATGATACGCAGGCGCGTGACATCATGGAGTCCTACCAGAAGGACCCTGTCAGCTTCCTCAGAGAGATCCTCGGCGTCGAGCCATGGGAGAAACAAGAACGAATCATCGAATCCGTTCGAGATAACGCTAATACCTGTGTCGCTTCCGGACACGGGGTTGGAAAGACATTTATATCGGCTTGTGCTACGCTCTGGTTCCTGTGTACACACTATGGAGCTAGAGTTATTACAACCGCGCCAACTAATCGGCAGGTGGAATCTATCCTCTGGGCGGAGATCTGGAACCTCTACAAGAATTCTAAGGTTCCTCTGGGAGGAAGACTCCTCAAAACAAGCCTTAACCTCGAGGAGAAATGGTTTGCTCTTGGGCTTTCTACCGATGATCCAGATCGATTCCAGGGACATCACGCGGAACACGTGCTGCTCGTTATGGATGAAGCTCCCGGCGTGGATCCGAAAATATATGAAGCCGCACAGGGGATTTTAACACAGACACACTCTAAATGCCTGCTCATAGGCAACCCGACATGCTCGTCGGGACCGTTCTTTGAATATTTTAGGAATAAATTGTGGAACAGTTTTCACATCAGCTGTTACGATAGCCCAGCGATTAGTGACCCAGAGAAGTACCCAGCTCTGACCACTATGAAATGGATCGAGGAGCGTAAGGAAGAATGGGGCGAGCATTCACCTATGTTCGTCGCACGTGTCCTTGGGGAATTTCCCGTCGAGGGAGAAGACACCCTTATCCCCCTTAATTGGTGTGAACGAGCGGTCCAGAGATGGCATAAGAATGAGAAGATAAAGCGTCTCACGGATCACGTGTACCTAGGACTTGATGTCGCGAGATACGGGACAAATAAGACGGTATTGACACGTTTTGTTGACCCAAGGGTTGAAGTCATTAAGTCCATCCAGAATAGATCGACGACAGAAGCAGTTAACCTTGTCATCCAGGAGGCGGTTTCTGCGGGAGCAAAGTTCCAACAAGTCACGGTCGACGATACCGGGGTAGGCGGCGGCGCAGTGGATAGACTGAGAGATCTAAGCTACCCAGTTATCGCGGTTAACTTCTCGCAGAAACCGTCTGACCCGTTCCACTTTAAATATATACGAGATGAGATGTATTGGCATCTCAGAGAATTGTTTAGAAGTAACGAGATCGAGATACCACCAAATGATCTCCTGATCTCGCAACTCTCGGCGATCAAGTATAAGATAAACCCACGAAGCGGTAGGATAGAGATAGAATCAAAGGATGAGATGAAGAAAAGAGGGTTGCCGAGCCCTGACGAAATGGATAGCTTGGTCATCGCTGTCCATGGAGCACGTCGTCAGAGAGGTTCCCGGTCGTACAGAGGGAGAGTAAAGACCGGGCGCTTTCAACCTGCTGATGTTGTCTATTATTAACAATGTCTTAGGGTTGATCGCAGCA